GCGAAACCATGGACGCCGCCGCACAACTCTCTCCCCCGCAATAATGCCAACCCCGAAAGACAATGCCCAAGAAAACGCCGCGCGCATCAAACAGCAGCGCACAGACCTACTCGCCTCCATCCGCAGAACCTTCGACACCCCCGACGGCAAGCGAACCCTCGCATGGCTACACGCCGCCACCGCCACCGGTGAACCCGCCTTCCAAGCTGGCCGGGATGGAAATTATTGTCCCATTGCCGCCGCCTTCCGAAACGGCCGACAATCCGTCCTCCTCGAAATCGACAAAAACCTCGCCGAAGCCCAAGCCCATTCCGCTTGACGACGAGGACGACGACGTTCCCCTCCCCGCCAAAATCTCCGACGCACCCCGCCACCCGGATCTCGGCTACGGAACGCCGGAGTGTTTCCTATGGTGCTTCGAAAACCTTTCCCGCGCCGACTTCCTCCAACTCTACGGCGAGCGCCGTCAGGAAATGCGCGAGAAATGCCAGGGCAACCATGACACCGCCGAAGCCCTCGCCTACCTCAAAACCCCCAGCAAACCACTCCCATGATCGAGACCTCAACGGAACAGACCACCACCGAGACCGAGACAAGCTCGGAAACCTCCACAGTCGTCAAGGATTCCTTGACATCTACCACGCCGCGCGTGTTCAACGACGACGGCACATTCGCCGAGAACTGGCACCAGACCTATGGCGACGAATTTTCCCCCTATGGTGAAACCGCCGCCCGCTTCAAGAACCCCGGCGACTTGCTGAAAAGCTACGTCCACCTCCGCCAGACTGGCCCATCGTATCCCGACGCGACCGCCACGCCCGACCAAGTGGAACGCTTCCGCCAGCTCGCCAACGTGCCGGCCAATCCCGAAGGCTACAACCTCGCCCTCCCCGAGCAGCTTCCCGAAGGAGTAAGTTTCAACGCCGACCTCGCCGCCGAGTTTGCCAAGATCGCCCACCAGCACCATGTCCCCGCGCCCGCCCTCCGCGCGCTCATGGACAAGCAGCTTGCCATCGCCGCCAACGAGGCCGGGCAACACGCGCAGGCCATCGCCAAGGCGCAGGAAGAAGCCCGCTCCTCCCTCATCTCGGAATGGAAAGGCGACTACACCGCCAACCTCTCCACCGTCCGCCACCTCACCGAGCGCTTCGGCGAGGCCGCAGGCATCGACGAGGGAGCCGTGAAGGAACTCTCCAACAATCCCGCCTTCGCCCGCATCATGCACCAGGTGGCGAAGCTCACCCGCGAGGACACCGTTTCCGCCCCCGCAGGATTCGGCGATCTCCGCTCCGCCGCCGAGCGCGCGGATGCGATCATGCAGGGCAAGGATCCACAATGGAGCGAGCGCTATGCGAACGGCGATGTCGCCGCCTACCAGCTCGTCACCAAGCTCCTCGCCGACTCCAAGAAATAATCTCCGTGTAGTTAGTCGATGTGTCGCAGCCCCGTTCCCTGTTCGCAGGGGGCGGGGCTGTTTGGTTTTCCCCGCTTCAATAGGCGTTTCCCCCGCATTTCCCGCACTCTCACACCGTCAGCAAGACAGACAACCGGCACCAGTGGCCGCCCTGTCCTAAAGCACAGCCCGCTCATCGCTCTGCCCCTTTTAGGACAACCGGACGCGAACGGATTCACCAACCGTTTCACACCAAACCACCACCACTACCATGTCTCTTGCAGTACCAGACCATTTCACCACTCAGTTCGGAAAGAACTTCGAGCCACTCGTCGCCCAGACCGTTTCCCGCCTGCGCAAGTTCGCAGTCGTGACCACCGGCTGCACGGGCGAAGCCAAGACCCACAATCAGGTCGATTCCATCGCCGCCCGCGAAACCACCGGAACCCGTTTCCAGCGCCTTTCCCAAAAGGAACTCGACACCGAGAAACGGTGGAACCACATGCGCACCTTCCAAGGCCTCACCAGCGAGCCGAAGTGGGATGAGATCGCGCTTGCCCCCACCATCATGGGACAAGGCACGCACATCACCCAGCACTCCGCCGCCTACGCCCGCCAGCTCGACCAAGTCCTCATCGAGGGACTTCTCGGCACGAACTACACCGGCGCGAACGGCAGCACCACACAGGGCATCACGCAATCCGTTGCGGTGGACTTCGTGCCATCCGGCTCCCCTGCCAACAGCGGCATGACGGCCTCCAAGGTCATCGAGGCCGTCCGCCAGCTCCGCGCCTCCGAGGCATGGAACAGCGAGGCGCAGGCACGCGGCGTGAAACTCTGCGGCTTGCTCAACTCCGAGCTTGAGGCGCAGCTTCTCCACGCCGCCAACACCAACTCCGGCGACCGCCTTTACAGCAAAGAATTCCTGCCTCCCGTCTATGACGAGAACGGCGGACTTCGTTTCTGGCTCGGCGTCAATTGGGTTTCCATCGAGGCGCTTCCCACCAACACGGGCGGCACCATCGCCGAGTCCGCCATCTGGACTTCCGACGGCCTCTATCTGGACATCTGGCAAGACCTCAAGGTCTATGTCGATATCCTGCCGGAACTCGACCACTGCGTGCAGTTCAAGTCGGATTACGCCTTCAACGCCTGCCGCCGTCAGGAGAAGCAGGTCGTCAAAATCAACTGCGTCCTCTAACCCCAACCAAAGCCGGGGGCATTACGCCCCCGGCATTTCTCACCATCAACTGAAAGAACCAACATCATGGCCGAATTCGATTCCAACCTTGTCACCACTTCCGAAGCCCGTCTCGTCTCCGCAGGTTTGCGCGATGGCGACGACGCCAACGGCAAGCTCACCGTCGCCACCGCCAAAGTCACCCTTACGGGTTCCACGGCAGCCAACGACATCCTCAACATCATCCCTACGAAGTTCCTTCCGGTTGATGCTTGTGTCGTGCCGCAGCTTTGCAGCGTCACCAGCTCCGACCCCGGAACCACGCTCACCCTCGATGTCGGCCACACCGGCAACGTCGACGCCTACGCGGACGGAATCACCCTCAGTTCGGGCGGCATCATCGGATTTTGCTCCGGCACCAAGCCGAGCACCGTGGAAACGCCCGTCCGCACGGACGACACCGGTGCGATCTTCGCCACCGTCATGTCCGCCGACACGATCACCAACGGAACCGTCCTCACGTTCCTGATCGCCTACCGCTCGAAATAATCTTCCGGGGGGAAGAAACCACCGAGAAGCCCCGTCCGCCTTGCGTGGGCGGGGCTTTTCACTTTCCACATTGCCGCCATGACGAAAACGCAGATCGCCAACCTCGCCCTCTCCCACTTGGGGGAACCCGCCGCCACGGACATCGACACCGACACGACGACCGCCGCCACCGTTTGCCGGACGCACTACGACAACACCCTCCAGACCCTCCTCGAAACCCACCCCTGGAACTTCGCCCGCTCCCTCACCAAGCTCATCCCCTCGCAGGTATCCGTCACCTACACCAAGGCCAGCGGCACTTTTTCCAGCGGCCTCACCACGCACACCGTCGCCCTCTCCCTCACCACCTACACCGCCGCCGCCACCACCTACACCGGCACGGATGCGGACGACAATGTTTTCACCCTCACGAAAGCCGCGGCAACCGCCTACGCGGAAATCTCCGCCGTGGACGATGCGGACGCGCCTCTCACCATCTACGCCGCCCGCACCGCCTCCACCTTCCCCGTGGACGCTTTCCCCTATCAGCAGCCCTGGACGGTCATCGATGCGTCCATGTCCGCCGTCGCCACCGCGCTCTCCACGGCCTTCCTTCCTTGGGCAGTCGCCTACGACCTCCCCGCCGCCTGCCTCCGCGTCCTCCGCTTCGCCACCACATCCGACACCGCCCTCCAGCGCTTCGAGATCGTGGACAGGAAAGTCCTCTGCGACACCGAGGACACGCTGAATCTCTACTACATCACCAGCGCGCCGCCGCTCGCCTCCTACCCGCCGAGCTTCATCAACGCCTTCACCCTCCTCCTCGCCAGCGACATGGCGCGCCAGATCACCGGCAGCGAGCAAACGGCAAATGACTTCCTGCAGAAGCACAAGCTCGCCCTCAATCAGGCACTCACCAAGGACACCCGCGAGACCCAATCCGGCGAGAACATGACCCCCCGCCGCCTCGCCATGAAATCCGGCCTATACCGCTCCCGCTTCCGCAACAACGGCGCTCCCGGCTTCGACCTATGAACCCCACCCTCCTCTCTTTCAACAACGGCGAAGTCTCCCCCTACCTCCGCCACCGCATCGACTTCGAGAAAACGTCCTCCTCGGCCGAGACCTTCGAGAACTTCATCGCCACGCCCTACGGAGCCGCCGCCAAGCGCCCCGGCCTCCTGCATGTCGGCATGTCCACCGCCGCCCCGGCAAACTCCCACCTCCACCCGTTTATCTCCACCGACGGCTCCCGCTACCTCCTCCACTTCACCGAGGACTTGCTCACCATCTACCGCGAGAACGGCACCGTGGCCGATACCGTCGCCTTCCTCACATCCACCTCGCCCGCCGCCAGCGATGGCACCACCGGCTTCTGGTCGGCTCCCCTCCGCGAAATCCAGATCGAGGCCGTGAATGATGTCCTTTTCATCACCCACCCGGACACCCACCCGCTCCGCATCTCCCGCATCTCCGATACAAACTGGACAAAGGAATTCATCCCTTTCACCCAGCCGCCCGTCCTCGATGAGAACGCGGATCCACTCAAAAGGCTTTCCGTCTTCTCCAACCCCATCGCCCCGCAATGGGTCATCTCCACCAGCTACGACATCGGCGATGTCGTTTTCCAATCCGGTGCGGAATGGCAAGCCCTCAACGATCACAGCTCCGCCGCCGACACCCAGCCAGGCATCGGCTCCGATTGGAAAGTTTCATGGCGGCGCAAGCTCTATGCCAAAGGCGACGCCGTCACCATCACCAGCATCGACTCGTTTTTCAGCCCTTTTCTCAAATCGTATGCGCTGCACGATGTCAGCTATGGGATCGATTACCCGTCTTATGTCGGGCGATTCATTTGCCTTCAGAGCCACACCCCTACCCGACTCCAAGACGCCGCTGGATACCTAACAACGGAAAACGACAAATGGCAATTTATTACCAATTTGAATCCGTCTTACTCTGTGAGCCTTGGCCAATACAGCATTTATGAAAACAATATTTATCGGGCGCTTGCAAACCTTGCCAGCGGCGGAGCCGCTCCACCCTCCCGCCCCGATTTGTGGGCATTTGTAAGGGCTTTGCCATCTGTCATTCCCTCTTACGCCCCCTTCCCCACGATCACTGCCGGAATGTATATTTCCCACCTCGGCCAGGTATGGGAAGCCCTCGCTAATGTCACACCGGCGCTCATCCTCAACGGCATTACCGGCGCACCGGGAGCAGGCGCGAATTGGCGCTTGGTGGATAATTTGTTTTCTACCGGCCACGGCTCCAGCACCGACTCCCCCGGCTCCGCTTGGAAGCTCTCGCCCCGCCGCGACGACAAGGATTTCCAAATCTCCCTCGGCGCATTGCAGGCAAACGACGGCCTC